TAAATGGACACTAGAAAATGCGAGACGTCTAAATAACCTAAAAATCCGCGATACCCCCTCACCCATACGCCAAGATTATAAATGGCCCGGAACGTTTACCCCCTACGCGCATCAGAAGACTACCGCTGAGTTTCTCACCCTAAACAATAGATCATTCTGCTTCTCAGAGCAGGGGACAGGTAAAACCGCATCAGCTATATGGGCGGCAGACTATCTAATGTCCATAGGAGATATAAAACGGGTGCTAATAGTTTGTCCTGTATCAGTTATGTATTCGGCATGGTTAAACGATCTATTCAGTCTGGTTATGCACCGCTCTGCGGCAGTAGCTCACGGGTCTAAAAAGAAGAGAGAAGCTATTTTAGAAAGCGACCATGAGTTTGTGATAATAAACTATGACGGTATACCTATCACCGAGTCGTTACTTGTAAATAAATTCGACCTAATCATAGCTGATGAGTGCAACTTCGTAAAAACAACATCTACCAGACGATGGAAAGCGTTTAATAGAATTCTAAACCCCTCAACTAAACTGTGGATGATGACGGGTACTCCAGCCGCTCAATCTCCTGTCGATGCATTTGGATTAGCTAAATTAGTAAACCCTAATAGAGTACCTAGATACTTCGGGGCGTGGCGGGATAAGGTAATGATTAAGATGAGCCAATTCGTGTGGTCTCCTCACCCTAACGCCACTGCTTTAGTAGGGGACGCGCTCCAACCAGCGATACGATTTACTAAAGAGGCGTGTTTAGATCTTCCAGAACTAACGTATCAGACGCGAGAAGTAGAACTTACCACTCAACAGATCAAGTATTACAAAGAAATTAAGTCACAACAGCTCACGATGGCCGCAGGAGAACTTATAACAGCAGTGCATGCTGCGGCGGGGCTTACAAAGTTACTACAGATATCATGTGGGGCTGTATATTCTGATTCGGGTAAGGTAGTAGAGTTTGATGCTAGTAGTAGGCTAACTGAGATGATAAGCGCCATACGCGAAGCAAGCCACAAGACAATAGTATTCGTGCCGTTTAGGCATGCTATTGAGATAGTTAGCGCCAAATTGAAAGAGGAGGGCATTTCATCTGAGGTTATAAACGGAGCTGTATCGGCAGGGAAACGAGCCACTATATTTAATAGGTTTCAAAAGGAAACCGACCCACATGTATTAGTGATACAGCCTCAGAGCGCGGCGCATGGAGTGACTCTAACTGCCGCCAACACTATTATCTGGTTTGGGCCAATTGCATCAGTTGAGACGTGGTTGCAAGCCAATGAGCGTATTAATAGGCCGTCTCAACTTAATAAAATGACGGTGATTAAACTATTGGGATCTCCCGTAGAGAAGAAAGTATATAGAGCGCTAGAGGCTAAAGAATTAGCCCACAAACAACTAACGTCTTTGTATGAAGACGAACTAAACGACAAATAGGAGGAGTATTATGGACGCAGGTAGACTTGTAACTACATATATTAAAATTAGAGACGTGAGAAACGAACTAAAGCATAAGTTCGATGAAAAAGACGCCGAGCTTAAAAGTCAGCTATCTACTATAGAATCTGCACTTATGGAATCTATGGAGGGGTTAAACGTAACGAGCCTTAAGACTGATAACGGAACTGTGTTTCGTACTACTAAGACTAGATACTGGGCGCCTGACTGGGACGCGTTCAAGGAATTTGCATTGGAGAACGATGCTGTTGACTTATTTGAAAGAAGAATTCATCAGTCGAATATGAAAGAGTTTTTAGCTGATAATGCTGAATCAGTACCCCCCATCGCGGCTGACAGCCGTTATTCCGTAACCGTTAGACGAGGAAAATAAAATGCAAGAGCAACAGGAGTATCTCAACTCGGAAGACGCAGCTAAAGTACTTAGCGTGTCTTTAAGTAAGCTATATATGATGAGGCAGCACGACCAACTGCCCTTTATCAAAAATGGTCGGAAAGTTATGTACAGAAGATCATCATTATTAGAATTTCTTAATAATCTTGAACAACAGAGTGTCACAGGAGCCAACACATGAGCGAAGAAAAAGAAGTATCTTTATTTGAGAAGGGTGTGCAGCTACCAGCACATATGCGAACTGGAGAGCGCGACGAGCTAACTAGATCTTTACTTGGTGCCGGTAGTGGGGGCGGTGGAAAACGTATTAGTATTCGTGGGTCTGTATGGCGCATGATGGTCGACGGAGAGCAGATAGCTGTCAACGAGGATAAAGCGATGAGCCTTGTTATAGTCAGAGTATCTCAGCATACCCATAGAACATATTACGCGGGCGAATATAACGCTGATGTATTTACACCCCCAGCTTGTTGGTCCGAAGATGGTAAAGTACCACACTCGACTATAGGTCAGCCCCAGTCTAATAGATGTTCTACCTGCCCTCAAAATGTTAAAGGATCGGGTAATGGCAAGTCCAGAGCTTGTCAGTATTCTCGTGTAGCCGCAGTATTATTAGACGGCGATCTAGACGGCGATATTTATACTTTGAAACTGCCAGCTATGTCTATTTTTGGAGACCCTAAAGCAGAAACTAACATGTCTTTAGAGGCATATACTAGATTTCTAGATAAATTCAAAGCGTCTATGATATCCGTAGTAACTGAAGCTAAGTTCGATATTAACAGCTCAACGCCTAAAATAACGTTCAAGCCTCTCAGACCCCTTTCAGACGAAGAATGGGAAACCGCTACTCGACGCGGAGAATCTGATGAATCTAAAGAGTGTGTAGCTATTCCAGCATATGCAAGTATGGGCGGTTACGCCGGCGGCCCAGCCCCTGCTCCAGCTCCCGTACCTCGAGGACCTAAACTAGCTGATAACAAAGCGAGACCGGATGGAAAAATAGCGGCGAAAGAAGCTAACGTAGCTGATATCTTAGACGGGTGGGACGACTAGAACTTTTAAAAGTATAGTCACGATGGCCGCATTACGCGGCCATTGCATTTTCACTAGTAGGAGATATAGCTGTGGACAACATCGAATTCTTTGATTCAGTGCTTCCTAATACAGGACACTACTGTTCCGTAGGTATAACTAATGGGGCTGTACGCCAGAGCTTTGTAGAGTCAAAAGAAGATATTATAACTCGGTCTAACAAGTTAGTGGCCGACGGCGCGGACGTGTACTACGCCCTAGCGTCTTTTAGCACCCCTACAAAACGCACTGGAGTTAACGCTGCGCACTTAAAGAGTCTATGGCTAGATATAGATTGCGGCGAAGATAAACCATACAACTCACAAGAAGAAGGTCTAGCTGCATTAAAGATTTTCGTTAGGAAAACAGGACTACCTAAACCAACTGTAGTAAATTCTGGTCGAGGGTGGCATATTTATTGGCCCTTAGAAGAATCAATAAGCGTAGAAGAATGGAGACCATTAGCTGAAGGGCTGAAAGTTCTTTGCGCATCACATAGTCTAGAGGCTGACGCTGTAGTAACGGCAGATACAGCTAGAATATTACGCGTACCAAACACGCTAAACTTTAAAGGCGAACCCCCGTTTGAAGTGTCGGTGAAGATAATAGGTGCCGCGTCAAGTGTAGCTAGGCTGAAAGACGTTATACCTATAAAAGTACCCATTGCACCTACACCAGTAACATCTAAAATAGCACTAAACTCTGATTCTCAGAGTAGCTTTCCTATGATAATGCGCAAAAGCTTAAAGGGTAAAGGGTGCGCGCAGTTAGCTAACATAGTAAGTAATCAGGAAGGGTTGGAAGAACCCCTATGGCGGGGAGGGTTATCAATAGCTGTTCGTTGTGTAGATGGAGAAGCTATGGTGCATAGAATGTCATAAGGCTATGAAGACAGCGGGACCATATACGTGCCGAGAGTTCAGCCTCTTAAACCCTACGCTATGTGAGGAGTGTGAGCAAAACGTAACATCTCCTATTCAACTAGGACGTGAGTTTGCTAGGGCTTTAAAGCCGTCTGAACTGACGCGCCCAGACGAAAGTTCTGATTTATTCCAATTAAAAACAAATAAATCTCCCGTGGCGGCGACTTATAGCCCCCAATTAACTATGGACGATATACCATTTCCTTACTTTAAAGGAGCTTCCGGGGGAGTATATAAGGAGTCTAAGGATGACGACGGAGAGAAAGTTGAAGTAATGGTATATGAGCACGACTTGTATATAACACGGCGTGTGTTTGATCCTTTAGATGGAGAGACGGTACTCATGAAGCATTTGCTCCCTCACGACGGGGCCAGAGACTTTGTAGTGCCTTTAAAGATAGTACAGTCTCCTAAAGAGTTTAAAGACGTCCTTAGTACTTACGGGGTGGCAGCATCCCAAAAACAAATGGGAAATATTATGGCGTACACAACAACATTCGTAAAAGAACTACAGCGCAAGAGAATGGCGGATAAGGCTAAAACTCACTTCGGTTGGAACGACGATAGAACTGAGTTTCTAATCGGAGAAAGAAACTTTACTTTGAAAGGAGAAGAATTTAGTCCACCGTCTAGTGTTACTAGAGATATATGTAAAAGTTTAGCGGAAGTAGGCGACCTAGGTATATGGATGGAGGGTATTCAAGAGTATATGGACTCAGATGCTGAAAAACAGTTCGCTGTCCTCTGCGGATTTGCAGCTCCTCTTATGGTGTTTACAGGTTTAGATGGAATGAATGTTAACTTCTCCAGTAATAGATCAGGCACGGGGAAGTCACTAGCCTTAGCTGTACAGAATAGTATCTGGGGTCATTATAAAGAACTCATGCTAGCCGAAAGGGACACAGATAACTCACGCCAGTTAATAATGGGTATCATGCACAGTCTCCCAGCCTGTCTAGACGAGACTACTAATATGGTAGGCGCTGTCCTATCTGACTTCCTATTCTGCACCTCTCAAGGGCGAGGAAAAAACCGTATGGAAGGGCAGAAAAACGCACTGAGGGAGAACCACACTCGATGGGCTACCATCTTATCAACTTCAAGTAACTCATCGCCTAAAGACAAGCTAGCGGCTCTCAAATCTAGACCTGACGGAGAGTTAGCCAGACTTATAGAAGTGACAATGACTCAGAGATTCACAGACGCTAAAGGGCGTGATCTATACACAATGATAGGCAGTAACTACGGCACGGCGGGCCCCATATATGCCGAGTGGTTAGTTAAAAACCAGAAAACTATACCTGACCTGATCGCTCAAGCTATCGCCGAAATAGAAGCGGAAGTAAACTATGATGGTCAGGAGCGTTACTGGGTGGGGCTAGCCGCGCTAATATTGGTATCTGCCAAACTGGTTAAAGACTCAGTAGGGCTTGAATCCGATATTCCAGCACTAAAGATCTGGGTAATAAACATGGTAAGAAACGCTAGGGGTTCTATCACGGAGCATATAGTAGACTACGAGAGTGTTCTGGGGGAATTTCTGATCTCTAACGTAGACGACACTATGATTATAAATAACCATACCCCAGACCCTATAACTCATAGCGTTATAGTCAAAGAGGCTAGAAGAAGCGTTGTAGTGCGGAGAGAACCTGAAAATGATCTACTGTTTATAACTAGAAAGTCTCTGCGGGAATACTGCGCGGAAAATCAAATTAGTATGGACGAGATGTTAGAGGGGGACATAGGAATGAAATACAAAGGGAGTGTTAAGAAAAGAATGACGTCGGGTACTGGGTTAATATCTACACCTATAGACGCCTTGATGTTTAACACGGAGGGTATAGATATGGACGATTATATACGTGGATGATTGGGATATAGATAAGGCAATGCGAGAAATGCAGAAGTTGGATAGCTTCTTTATCCCCTGCTTCAAATGCTCTGAGATGCGCGCTAGGATAAGATTTTCAGCTAATAGGTACGGTTTAGGTATAAAAATAGTGGAAACCACAGAAGCTATGATAAAAGGGTTGCGCGTTTGGCGTTTAACCTGATAGGATTACAGCTAAGATCATTGCGAGCGCTCCGTAATGACTCTTGATTGAGCACTCTCCAAAGTGTTACCCCTCTGGACCTCCTCCTTAGACGCCCAGAGGGGTTTTTTGTGTCTATCGTTTATTACAAAACACTACGTGCTTAGATATATCATCATATCTGAATGATATTGAAGTTCCTGTCCCTAACCTGTAGCTCATAGGCATACTAAACTTAAATGGTGCTTCAACGCCGTCAATCCAAAAGTCTAATAGCTTAAACCCTAACGGGTTAACAGACCTTAGCTTAGTTTTAACGACTGTTCCGTCTCGGTATATAAATCCACCTTTACGTTTACGGATGGCTGTAAACTCGGGATAGTATTGGCTTTTAATAGTGCGGCTGTCTAACAGGTGCGAAGGGGTCATTTATTTTCCTGATATCAAACTGATAAAAGAAGAGCTGTTAAGCTCGGTTCTGGGTAGATAATAATCTGTGCATACATTCCACAACTCTATTAGTACACCTTTTGTATACGTGCTAGGAGGAGCGGAGGGGTCAAGTATCTGGCGAAGGTCTTCCACTAATTTGTCTCGTTTTCTATCATGAGCTCGGCTTCTAAGTGGGCGCCATATATTATTCCATTCGTGTAAGACTATAGTAGAGTTCATACTAAACCGAAGATATAGTTTTATACGCTCTAGGTCTACTTCTCCATCTGAAGAATAGTATATAGCCTCTCTGGGGCGACCCATTGCTTTTGGTTGCTCTTTTACAGAGGCTTTCATTTTCTTCCTCCCATACCATAGTCAGCAGGTAACGACTCATGAATCATTTTCTTTAGATAGAACTGAGCTTTCTCGTAGTCAGATAGAGGGTCGTCATGTTTCTTATTCGCTCTCCACAGATACTTAAACACCTGTCCTTTACAAAACCCAATAAACTCTTGCTTAGTCATTGAAGCCCTAATAGCATGTATGCACTCCACGCCGTTATCAGACTGATAGTGGGGAGGTTCATTAATTAGGTCAACAGTGATTTTAATGGGTTCATTCATCGTCGCCCCCCGTCAGAAATTCAATCAGTAAGATGCTAGATCCGAGGCACACGAATACAGGCGCCAGCATAACTGCGGCGGCCCAAAAAAGTATTATCATAATAGTCTCCAAAGTATGTATATAGTGAGCCGTTTTTACCAACATGCTCAGGTTGGATGGGGTGGTGCGTATTAAGGTAACTATAATGAAATAAAACTAGTAAGGCAAATTTAGTTTACTGACCCGTCCTTATCGTGCCATTCATCTACGCCGCGCGTAACACCACAGTGAGAACACACAGCTACCCCGTCTTTAGGCATAGCGGTTGTAGGGGGCGTTCCACAACAATCAGATACAGGGTTGGTTATCACTAGACGACTATGATAAGACTTCATATCTATCTGATCCCAGTGTGTGCGCCAATCAGTCTCGTTACTCATCGCTGGTGCACTATCGCTACGCCGTCATCCATATGGTATGACCTAAGACACTGAGGGCATTGATACTCTTTCTTACTGTAGAACCTAACCATTGGTGAGCCACAATGGCACACATTGTCCTCACGCCGACCCTTATCTTCTGGCGATATCCACTTGTTTAAGAAACTTCTAAAGTTATTAGAACCAATCATTGAAAAGCCCCTCATCAAATCCTACTAATTCTCTATAGCCCATTATGTCAGCTTCTTTCAACATTCGGTTTTCTTTGGCTATTAGTTTGTTAAACCGGCGATTAAACTCCGCCGTAGGCATGCCAACATTAAGCATTAGGTTGAACTTAGCCTCGCGCA